GGGTTACATCCAGACCATTAGGTGAACTACTAACATTGGAGAGTTAATGCCTTTAATTTTACCAGGAAACGTAGCATCAGCAACAGCAGCAGTTGGATATAACGTAGCCAATTCCTGTCGGTTTAATGATGGTGATAGTCCAAGAATGTATAAGGCAGGTGTAACAGGTACTAGCAGAGATGCATGGACTACAAGTGTGTGGGTAAAACGTGGTAACGTTACCACTGAACAAAGAATTTTAACGTTTTCTGGAACTGATAGTACCAGTGCTGTTACTAATATTATAAAATTTAATGCAGATGACTCATTATTGGTCGTTGATAATACTGATGGTTCAAATAATCATATACATATACAAACCAGTAGATTATTTCGTGATCCATCGGCTTGGTATCATATTGTAGTAGCTGTTGATTCAGGACAAGGCACAGAGGCAAATCGAGTAAAAATATATATTAATGGTACACAAGAAACATCTTTTAGTGATGAAACATATTTGGCTGAAGATGCAGATACTTTAATGGGAATAGGTTCAGGTTATGAATTTGTATTAAGTTCTTGGAAAGGAAATAATAATCAATATTTTGATGGTTATTTAGCTGAAGTGGTACATATTGATGGATTACAATTAGCCGCTACTTCATTTGGAGAATTTGATGAGGACAGTCCTACAATTTGGAAACCGATAGATGTTTCAGAATTAACCTTTGGCAATAATGGATTTTATTTAGACTTTGAAGCTAGTGATAATCTTGGCAACGATGCTAATGGTGGAACAGATTTAACAGAAACTAATCTAGCCGCAGCAGATCAAGCAACCGATACACCAACGAATAATTTTGCAACATTAAATCCAGTATATGCAAGTCGGTTTGATAACGATGGACTTTTAAGTGAAGGTAATAATAAAATAACATTTACTGCCGCTAATGCTGATACAGGATTTGGAATGTCCACTATGGGTGTTACAGCTGGAAAATGGTATTGGGAAATAAAACTTCCAACAATTGCAAGAGCTGGTGCAGGTGTTGGAGATGCAACTCGTTTAGCTGCATTTACTGCTACTTTCTGGGATTCTGATCCGTCTTATGCTTTTCAGGTTTCAACTTATGATGGAAAAATAAATGAAAATAATGCATCAACGTCTTATGCAAATGCTGCAAGTGATGATGATATTGTTATGTTTGCTTTAGATATGGACAATCATCGTTGTTGGTATGGTATTAATGGAACTTGGCAAGATAGCGGAGATCCTACAAGCGGTGCAACAGGCACTGGCGATGTAACAACACAAATATCAGATCAAACACATATTAATACAGGAGAATTTATGTCTCCTTTTGTAATAGATGGATCAACAAGTGGTCAATCAGCTTTTGAAATGAACTTTGGTGGTTGTCCAGCTTTTGCTATTTCATCAGCGGCAGCAGACGGAAATGGATATGGAGCATTTGAATACGCACCACCGAGTGGATTTCTTGCTCTTTGCTCAAAAAATTTAGGAAGCAGTGGAGGTTAAATGGCGGCTTATACAGCAATAGACGATCCTGAATTATATTTTCAAGTCAAAATTTATACTGGCGATACTTCATCAAGTAGATCCATAACTTTAGATGGCGAAGAAGATATGCAGCCTGATCTTGTCTGGTGTAAACAAAGAGTAAATACTTATAATCACTGGATTTATGATGCTGTCAGAACTGCTGGTGCTGAAAAAGAATTAGTAACTAATTTAACTGGTGCTGAAGGTGCAGTTGATAACGCATCTTATGGATTTTTGGGTTCTTTTAATAGTAATGGTTTTACTGCTTCTACTGGTTCATCTAATAATGATTATTTAAATAAAAATACAAAAACCTTTGTCGCTTGGTGCTGGAAAGCTAATGGTTCAGGTTCATCAAACTCAGATGGAGATGGAGATAATGTTGTAGTTTCAGCTAACACAACAGCAGGTTTTTCTATTGTTCAAGGTGATATGAATGCTTCTGGAAGTTGGACTTTTGGTCATGGATTAGGCGTAGCACCATCAGCAGTTATATTAAGAGGACAAAATGTAACTTCTAATTGGTATGTTTATCATAAAGATTTAGGTGCTGGGTATAGATTATTTTTGAATGATACAAGCGCATCAACAAGCGATGCTACTTTTATGAATAATACATCTCCTACTTCTGATGTTTTTAGTTTAAATGCAGGTACTTGGAGTGCAGGAGCAGGAGAAAAAATGATCGCATACTGCTTCGTAGAAAAACAAGGTTTCAGCAAGTTTGGATCCTATACTGCGAATCAAGATGACGAAGATGGCCCATTCGTGTATCTCGGCTTTCGTGCCGCTCGGGTTATGATAAAACGAACATCAACTTCAGGGAAACCGTGGCCTATAATGGATAATAAAAGACTTGGATATAATGTAGATAATAATGTTTTAAATGCAGATGCTAATAGTGCAGAACATACTAATGACTATATTGATATATGTGCCAATGGATTTAAAATTAGAGATGATAACCAAGATGTAAATAATCCAGCAGGCGGAACTTATGTTTATATGGCTTTCGCAGAAGCACCTTTCGTCAATTCAAATGGAGTACCTTGTAACGCGAGATAATTATGCTACAAAAAGTTAAATTTGCCCCTGGATTCAATAAGCAAGTCACACCGACTGGCGGAGAAAACCAGTGGCAAGGCGGGGACTATGTCCGTTTTCGTTATGGCACCCCTGAAAAAATGGGAGGTTGGGCACAGCTTGGAGATACTGTACTCACAGGAAGAAATACAGCTTTACACCATTTTGTTAATGCCAGCGGTATCAAGTATGCTGCTATAGGCACAAATCGAATTTTATATGTTTATTCTGGAGGAGCTTTTTATGATATTACTCCTCTTAAAAGTACAACCACATTAACCAATGCCTTTTCAACAACCAATGGCGATGCCACAGTCACGATCACGTTTGCAAGCGCTCACAGCATTTCTAAAGGGGATATTATTCTTCTGGATAATTTTACTACTATTACCGATTCTGATTTTGGTTCTAGCGATTTTGATGATAAGAATTTTCAGGTCGCGACCGTCCCAACCAGCACAACGATTACCGTCGAAATGCCTTCCGCAGAAGCAGATGGAACAGGAGCCGATACATCCGGTGGCATAAGAGTCAAACATTATTATTCTATCGGTCCTGCACTTGAAGAATCAGCAGCGGGCTGGGGACTTGGACAGTGGGGTGGTACAGTTTCAGGAGAAGTACAGGATACCTTGGATGGTGCTATTAATTCATCTGCTACTAGTTTGACACTTGACAGTTCAGAAGCTTTTCCTTCTACAGGAGTTTTATTAATCGACAGCGAACGTCTTTCTTATTCAGCTAATGACACAGATGCAGGAACAATATCCAGTATTACCCGGGCAGCGGACAATACAACAGCCGCATCCCACTCGGATGGAGCAACAGTAACCAATGCAACTGATTATACCAAATGGGGCGCTTCACAAACCGGTGACGTAATTACGGCTCCAGGTTTATGGCACTTGGATAATTACGGCAACAAGCTCATAGCAACCATTACCGATGGTGCAACTTTTGAATGGGATTCAGATGCAACGGGCGCAACATCAACACGGGCAACCGCTGTAACAAGCGCACCCACAGCATCAAGACTAACTTTAGTTTCTACACCGGATCGGCACTTAGTGTTCTTCGGAACGGAAACCACGATTGGCACGACAACAACACAGGATGATATGTATATCCGTTGGTCCGATCAAGAAGATATTAATACTTATACACCGACAGCAACCAATACCGCAGGCACGCAAAGACTCGCTGATGGAACACGGATTGTTGGAGCGATTAGAGGACGTGGCGCGATTTACGTCTGGACGGATAATGCTTTATTTGTCATGCAATTCGTTGGTCCGCCTTTTACTTTTTCCTTCCAACAGGTAGGAACAGGTTGCGGACTCATTGGCAAGAATGCAGCGGTGGAAGTCGATGGCTCAGCTTACTGGATGTCTGAAAATGGTTTTTTCAGATACACGGGTAAATTAGAATCACTACCCTGTCTCGTTGAAGACTATGTTTATGATGATTTGAATACGATTCCACGACAACATATTAATGCAGGATTG